CCAAAAAATAAAACACGAAAAATAAAGAAGAATTACAAATAATTTTTATATGGATAGGACAATAAAAAAATCGGCGTTTGAAATGTAAAAAGGTGTAAAGAAAAATGGTTATTTAGAAGGCAATCGGGTAGTAAATAAATATTAGACACCAATTATTTATATTTCAATAATTCACTTTCATTAAAATGTCCTTCAATCGGAAAATTAAATTCTTTATAGACGATATGTAATAAAAGCCATTCAAAAAGTCCTCCAAAATAAATATATACGTTCACGAACCCTAATTTCTTCAATTGGTTGTATTTTTCGGCAACTTTCATATCACGGTGATTGCGTCCATATACAATAATTTCTTTTTTTTTATCTTTGTTTAATAAATTATTCATAAATTCAGTCTCCTTGTTAGCATGTATTGTATTTTTAATTAAACACCCTTGCTCATTTTCTGGAAGAGTATTGATTAAAACAATATCTTGATTGCACATAATTTTGTTTTGTATTGTATCAAAAGTATGTGAAGAAAAGGAAGAATAAACATTACCCATTATAATTATACAAAGCGTTATTTTAAACGAATTTTACCACAATATCAACTTTTTCCTTTTTCATACATTTTGCAGCAGAGATTGAAAGCTCTTCTCTCCTCTTTCGTGTTTTACCAACAGAGTCGTTGTGTTTTTTTGTTTTGGATATACTGTTGTTAGTATTCATGTCAAATTCAATGTCGGTATAGTTTTGTTCTATGTAATCAATAATTTTATTTTCAATTGCCCATTTAAAAAAGTTTAATTGGCCTATTGTTGTCTCAATGCTATATTGTTGATCACCAAAAGGCACCTTAATTCTCTCCCATCTGCAGAAGGGATCAAACCGTCTTTTTGAGTACGCTTTTAATTTTAATTTATAATCATTATACACTCTAAATCTAGGACACGTATCCAGATCATATACGGTAAACCATTTCTTTGCATAATTAGTAGAGAACCAATCTACGATACGGAGAGAAATTTTAGATTCACCATTTATAATACATAGCATTTTATTAAGGTTATCATTTGCATTATAAAAAATCATAAGTTTATTTAATAAAAGGTCATTTTGACTCTCATATTTCATTGTATATAAAAATAAATCCTGTTTAAATTTTAATTAATCTAATTTAATTAAAGTCAATTGTTTTCCTTGTTTAAAATATTCGTGGCTATCCGTTCTTCTTTTCAAATTACATTTCAAGCAAGCAATACATGTATTTGATTCGTAATGTCCCAAATTATTATCTAATCTTTCTAATGTCCATTGTGTTCCTTCTCTCTTTTTATTGAAAAGTATTAACAATGAACAATTACAATAATAACATGTTAATTGTGAATCATATAATTTTTTAATCATCTGCATGTACGTTATGTGTTTATCTTCATCATATTTATTTTTTATGCGATCTTGATTTTTATAAGCGTTATATTTTGTTTTTAGTTCTTTATTAAAATCATTATTAATTTCTGCATTTTCATAAATTTCTTTCAATATACTCAATTGATCAATTTCTAATATATATTTTTTTTTCCTTGAGGAATTAGGTAAAGTTATTTGTTTCATATAACTAGTTAAACATATAATATATATTATATTTAAATGAGTAAAGATGCCAAAGAAAATAAGGACGAATGCAAGGAATACAACAGCTTAAAATACAGGACAATGATATCAACAGGTGCGAATATAGACACTTTTCCAGATGCAACGGAAGAATCTCTAAATCAATTTTTAAACATGGACATTGAAAATAATAAAAAAGCAGTATGGTCTAAATTATCCAAGACGGAAAAGTTAAAGAAAATAAAAAAGTATGTTAAGGATGTATTGGCTGCAAAGCACAACTTGAGCGATGATGAATCTACTACTGCTGTACGTTTTTTTACATTGATGATTGATAGAAAAAAACTAAGCAAGAACAATGAACTATCGTACAACCAAGAAAACGGAAATATTGATCAGATAGGTGGTCTTATGTTTAACACGGATACTAGAAAATTTACTATTGTATTAGAACAGCCACAGAGCAAAAAAAAGACTAAAAAGATTATTTAATGAATATAAACATATTTATATTGATTATGTAATGGACCCAGAAGTTTTTTTGAAAGAAACTATACCAATAGAAGTGTCAAAACATCCAGAATGGATAGTTGAACCAAATTACAATGAATTAATATTCAAAGCATTATCTGTAGATAAAGAGTATTATTTATCAAATATAAATAGAATATTGATTGAATTGGGACTAGATAGAAGTAGACCAACTGAACCATCTATTCATACCATTTTACCGGAACACATTACGCGACTACAGAATATTCCGCAACCACAACAAAAAACACCAGAATGGTATGAATTCAGGCATCAACATATAACAGCAAGTAATGTATGGAAAGCATTTGGTACACAAGCAAATAAAAATCAGCTTATTTATGAAAAATGCAAACCATTAACATCTCATAAAAGTACAGCTTCATTTAATGAAAATCCAATGACTTGGGGGCACAAATATGAACCACTCACGCGTCTTATTTATGAAGAAAAGTATGATACCATTGTAGTTGATTTTGGATGTATAGAACACCCAGCATATCCTTTTTTAGCTGCATCTCCTGACGGAATAGTTGTGGGTAAAAATAATTTTGGAAGAATGATAGAAATTAAAAATGTTGTATCCCGAGAGATAAATGGTATTCCAAAGAAGGATTATTATACACAAACGTTGTTGCAAATGGAAGTATGTGATTTACCGGAAGCTGATTTTGTAGAAACTAAGTTTGTAGAATACGATTGTTATGATGATTTTTTACAAGATAGCAACGAAAGTTTATTTTTGTCAAAAGATGATAAGATGAAAGGATGTATTATGGAATTTGTAAAAGATGAAGAATATGCTTATGTCTATATGCCGTTTAATATAAAAACGGAAGAAGAATTAAATGAGTGGATGGATTTAAATATGACGCAAAACAGTAATTGGATTAAAACAATATACTGGAAATTGGACGTATATTCTTGTGTACTCATTAAAAGAAATCAGGCATGGTTTGAATACGCCATTCCACACTTACAAGAATTGTGGAATACTATATGCGTGGAACGTTTAGGAGACTATAGTTTAAGAGCCCCTAAGAGAAGAATTAATAAAATAGATATAAAAAAAACGGACGAATAAATATAATGAATGTCATTAAGCGAAATGGCAGCTTAGAAGAATTATCATATGATAAAATTGTAGCCCGTTTAAAACAGCTTGCACCGGATCTAAATATACAGTATGCAAGTTTAGTTAGTAAAGTAGTAGATCAGTTATATGATAAAATACCTACAAAGAAAATAGATGAACTAATGGCAGAAATATGTGCCGCATTGGGTTCAAATCATTACGACTATTCAAAACTATCAAGTTTGATTTGTATTTCAAATCACCAAAAAGAAGTTAATCCTTCTATTTTAAAATGTATTTCTTTAGTAAAGCCTGGCTACTTGTCAGATGAATATTGCGTTATTGTACAAACACATCATGAATATTTAGATTCCATAATGGATCATTCAAGAGATTTTTTAATAGATTATTTTGGATTTAAAACACTAGAACGAGCTTATTTAATTCGTAACGAAGTTGTTGTAGAGAGAATTCAGCATTTGTGGATGAGAGTTGCAATTCAAATACATGGCGATGAGTTAGACAAAGTAAAGGAAACATATGATTGCCTGAGTCTCAAAGAGTTTATTCACGCAACACCTACATTGTATAATTCAGGAACAGCTCGTCCGCAACTAAGCTCATGTTTCCTTTTAGGAATGGAAGATGACAGCATAGATGGTATATTCAATACATTGAAAGATTGTGCAAATATATCAAAATGGGCTGGTGGAATAGGTCTACATATGCACAATGTTCGTGCAGAAGGAAGCCATATTAATGGTACAAACGGTACATCAAATGGCATCGTTCCAATGCTACGTGTCTTTAATAATACTGCAAGATACGTGGATCAAGGAGGTGGTAAAAGAAATGGCAGTTTTGCTATTTACTTGGAGCCATGGCACGCAGATATTGAAAATTTTCTAGATTTGAAAAAGAATCATGGAGATGAAGAGATGAGAGCAAAAGATTTATTTTATGCTCTATGGATACCAGATTTGTTCATGGAAAAAGTTGAAAAAGATGAAACGTGGCATTTAATGTGTCCAAACCAATCAAAAGGCTTGTCGGATGCATATGGTGATGTATTCAAAGAATTGTACAATGAGTATGTATCAATGGGTAACTATATTAAAGAAATAAAAGCACGCGATTTATGGTTTAAAATTTTGGATAGTCAAATGGAAACGGGTACACCATATATGTTATACAAGGATGCATGTAATATGAAGAGCAACCAAAAAAATTTGGGTACAATTAAATCGTCTAATTTATGCTGTGAAATAATTGAATATAGTGATTCTAATGAAAGTGCTGTTTGTAATTTGGCAAGCATATCTTTGTCTGCAATGGTTGAAAATGGTATATTCAATTATGAAAAATTATTGAAGACTACTAAAATAGTAACTAATAATTTAAATAGGCTAATAGATGTTAATTTTTATCCTACAGAAAAGACAAAAACAAGTAATAATAAACACCGCCCAATTGGAATTGGTGTACAAGGATTGGCAGATGCATTTGCATTAATGGATGTTGCATTTGAAAGTGAAGAGGCTGTAAAAATAAATAAGGTTATATTTGAAACTATATATTATGCATCTATTGAAAAAAGTATGGAATTATCTCTCTTAAAAGGTCCATACGAATCTTTTCAAGGATCGCCTATATCAAAAGGAATATTTCAATTTGATATGTGGAAGATAACACCTACTATGTATGATTGGAATAAACTACGAACTCTTGTTATGGAGCACGGTGTACGTAATTCATTATGTGTAGCCCCGATGCCTACTGCATCTACTAGTCAAATATTGTCTAACAACGAGTGTTTTGAACCATTTACTAGTAATATATATACTAGAAGAACATTGGCTGGAGAATTTATAGTAATCAATAAATATCTAATGAAAGAATTAATTGATTTGGGATTATGGAATCTTAAAATAAAAGAAAAGATTATTGAAAATAAAGGATCTATACAAACTATTGATGAAATTTCAGATAAAATAAAACGCAAATATAAAATTGTCTGGGAAATACCAATGAAGCATATTATTAATATGGCGAGAGATAGAGGTGCATTCATATGTCAAAGTCAGTCAATGAATCTATGGATTGAAGAGCCTAATTATAAAATATTAACAAGTATGCATATATATTCGTGGAAACAGGGCCTAAAAACGGGCTTGTATTATTTGCGAAGAAAGCCTAAACATCAGGCACAACAATTTACTTTACAGCCCGAGTGTACCACATGTAGTGCTTAACGCCTCTTACTTGGGTAAGCGGACTTATACATAGAATAACCTGTATATAGAATAAATCCAACTAATAATACAACCATAAAAATGTTAAAAAACTTCATAAATGTACAAAAAAAAGATGTATCGCTAGCGGGACATTGAATAGTTGTTCCAAATAATCCAAAAATCCCAGATCCCATGATACCACCATTTCCAGAATTTCCATCACTTGTTTGTTTATTTGATTGTTTAGGCATTATATATTTATAATATTTTTTTCTGTTATAAATATATGAAAATATTTAATAAACTCAGAGTTCTAGCCATATTATTAATTGGCGTAACTCTAATATTTGCTATAATGGGATCATTACAAATTAGACCTGCAATTGAAGGATTTGATAGTACAGTAGGATGTTCTGGAGAGATTGTTCCGGAGTGTCATGATACAGTACTAAAATTTGCAAAATACGACGAAGATAACATGGATGATTACGTTTTAAAAACCGAAATTGTTGTTCCTACGTGCCCAGCATGCCCATCATTTGAAGACAAAGAATGGGAAAATGGTGAATGGAGACCAAAATACCGTGATGATGAAGTTAATTGGGATGAATCAAACGAGTATTATAATGAAACAACCTGGGAATCAAGTAAAGAGACAAATATCGTAAATGAGACAAATATAAATAAAACAGTTGCTTTACCCGAACCAGTACAAACAAAAACGCCTCCAACAACAACTCCGCCACCAGCAAATGTTGGATTAGCGGGGTCAGCTACACCAATGGCCGCCGAACCAAGTTCTGTTTCAACACCAGCAGCGGCAAACAATAAAGACACTCCTCCGTGTCCCGCATGCGAAAGATGCCCAGAACCAGCATTTGAATGTAAAAAAGTACCCAATTATAGATCACAATCTATGCAAAATTACATGCCATTACCAATATTAAATGATTTTAGTAAATTTTAATCAGTTTTTTCTTACAACTGCTATTCATTTGAAATGTTTTACATTTTTTAGATTGAGGTACTATTTTTATGATACACTTAGATTTTTCTCCTTTATATAAAGATTCAGTACATCCTTTTTCTTTAACGACTCGTTTTATAGTACATCTTGCTCTAAAATGTTCATATCTTTCTCGTACATCATCATATGTCAAATTTGATTTTTTACCAAGCATTTTATTTATATGTTCGTGTAAATTGTAAATATATCTAGAAAATGATTCTCTGTCTTTCATAGAAGACATTTTTAATGGTACAACCTTAAAATTTTTTGTTAGATTTATTCTACAATATTTACAAGGTAAAACATTTTTTAAGCTTAAAATAAAGTTCATATAATATTTTTTTTGTTCGGCTGTGGGTTCGTTCGGATAATTAAAGCTCATGGTGTGTAAAAAGTGCCACAAACTTGGTCCCCATACAGTTGTAAGCATACCCTCACCACTTTTGTATTCCTTTTCTGTATACGTGGACATAATAAATACATATATTTTATTTTATACAATTTATATAATGGCAAATATAGCTACAAATGTAGCTCAACGATTAGTAGCAGCTGGAGGAGGAATGATTGCATTTTCATTAATACCTACAAATATACCAATAGTTGGTTTGCTTGCAACTCCATTACCAACAACCGCATCAGCGACAGTAGTTGCTTTAGTTATATCAGCAACAAAAACTGCAATCAAAGAACAAGTACTTGGTGTAATTCAAGAAGCATTAGAAGGAGTTGGTAATCTGTTATTACCACAATACGCAAATGGACAAGGTATGTTTGGAGGGGGCGAATCATACAATTCTATTGACGTAATAGTATTTAATAAATTTTCACAAAAAATTATATATCCATCTACTATCTCAATAGAAGAAGTCTTAAATCATTTAGCAGATGCAACCGAAAAGAATCTACGCGGGCGTAAAAAATCAAAGACTAAAAAACTAATGTCTAAAACACTTTAGTTTGCATTTGAGTTCGTCAATTACGTTGATTGAATTGATTTTCTTATTAAATTTAATACGCATTATTTCTTCATAATAGTGTTTCAAGTGTATGTATTTATTTTGATTAATAAATACATATGTATTCGTATTGTTTACTTTAATAAACATTATATAAAATTACGTTATCTGTTTATTTAATTTTATATTATCATTAATTAAATGAGCATGGTTAATATTTTGATTGGAATTATTGTACTTATTATTTTTGGTGGAGTTGGTTATTATTTATATAATCGCAAAAAGAATGAATTTGTTTCTAACGATGAATTTAAATCAACGAGTACGTTAAAAGAAGGAAATTTAATATTATTCTATGTAACTTGGTGTCCACATTCTCAAGAGGCATTGAATAAATGGAATGGTATCAAAGATAAATATAAAAATTCAGAATATACAATAGTATTTAGCGAAACTGATTGTGATAAATATTCAGAAATTGCAAACAATTACAACATAAAAGAATATCCTACCATAATACTAGTAAAAGATTCTAAAAACTACGAATATGATGCAAATTTAAGTGAAGACACGTTGGATTTATTTATTAATACGGTAATGAATCAATAATTTTTTACTAGGTAATATTAATGAACCCTCATTTGAACATAGATGAATTGTATGAGACAAAGAAAAAGAACGATTTGAACAGATTAGAAATTTATAATAAATTATTGTTAAAAGTTCATAGTAGAATTAAAACTGCGTCTAGATTACGAAATAGTGAAAATTTTTGCCATTTTGTCATGCCAGAAATATTAGTTGGTTATCCTAATTATAATATAAGCGATTGCGTTGTTTTTATCATAGATCGTTTGCAAAATGATGGTTTTTTTACAAGATATGTTCATCCAAATTTATTGCTTATTAGCTGGAATCATTGGGTACCTACTCACGTGAGAGAAGAGTACAAAAAGAAAACAGGTATTGCTATCAATTCATATGGAGAGACAATTCAGAAAGATAAAACAACTGTTTCATTTAGTGATAAAAAAGAAGAAAGAAGTAAATTAATATATGACAGTGAATTATTCAATAGTATAAGAAATAAATTATGATACATTCTTCTTTAGTACTAATTTATTAGAAGGTGCATTTTCTGGACTTTTGTCTTTTGTATTTTGTCCAAATATCATTGAAATAATTGATGGATTTTTTTCTTTATCGGCATCTTTTTGATCAACATTTGCTGGAGGCTCAATAACTTTATCTTCTGAAGGTGCAGGGTTTACTTCAGGTGTAGCATTTGAAGAATTTACTTCAGGTGTATTTACTTGAGGTGTAGGACTTACTTCAGTTGTATTTACTTGAGGTGTAGGACTTACTTCAGGTGTATTTACTTGAGGTGTAGGACTTACTTCAAGTGTATTTACTTGAGGTGTAGGACTTACTTCAGGTGTATTTACTTGAGGTGTAGGACTTACTTCAGGTGTATTTACTTGAGGCGTAGGACTTACTTCAGGTGTATTTACTTGAGGCGTAGCACTTACTTCAGGTGTATTTACTTCAGCTGTATTTACTTGAGGTACAGTACTTACTTCAGCTGTATTTATTTGAGGTGCAGGACTTACTTCAGCTGTATTTATTTGAGGTGCAGGACTTACTTCAGCTGTATTTACTTGAGGTGAAGGACTTACTTCAACTGTATTTACTTGAGGTGAAGGACTTACTTCAGCAGTATTTACTTGAGGTGAAGGACTTACTTCAGCACTATTTACTTGAGGTGAAGGACTTACTTCAGGCGTATCAAATGTAGGACGTCTAAGTGAAGGATTTACTTGAGATCTACCATATGCGCTACGATCAAATGCAGGACGTCTAAGTGAAGGATTTACTTGAGATCTACCATATGCACTACGATGAAATTTAGGACGTCTAAATGAAGGATTTGCTTGAGGTGCAGGAGGACCAAATACAGGTACAGGATTTTCTGAAGGATTAAATGAAGGATTTGCTTGAGGTGCAGGGGGACCAAATACAGGTGCAGGATTTTCTGAAGGATTAAATGAAGGATTTGCTTGAGGTGCAGGAGGACCAAATACAGGTACAGGATTTTCTGAAGGATTAAATGAAGGATTTGCTTGAGGTGCAAGAGGACCAAATACAGGTGCAGGAGTGTTTGCTTGAGGTGCAGGAGGACCAAATGCGGGCGCAGGAGTGTTTGCTTGAGGTGTAGGAGGTACAAATGCAGGTGCAGGTGTGTTTGCTTGAGATATAGGAGGACCAAATCCAGGCATAGGTGTATTTGCTTGAGGTGTAGAATTTTGAAAACTATCAACCACGGGTGTAGGTATAGCATTTTGTGGAGGAGCTCCAATAGCTATGGGGGCTACAAACATGGGTGCAATAGCTGGATTTATTTTAGGTTCATTACTTTCCCTCAAACCTGGAAAAGTAGCCGTTTTTTCATAATTTGTTTCAGAATTCATCGCAGTAAGTGTAGAAGTTGTCGGTTTATTAGATAAATAGGAATCGGTTTGAAAATCTGGTGTAATTTCAGGTTGAGATTGTTGATCAATAAAATCAACCCGACCTTCATTCAAATTCTTTACTTGTTCATCATATATTTTTTCAAATATAATTAATGCTTGAATGAAATATTTTTCACATGAAGTATAAAGATTCAGTATATTATCACGAG